AGAATTGTCCTCTTGTTTTGCTGGAGCTTTTGACGCATACTGGTTACGTACAGCATCTATGCTCTTGCGGGCTTCTTCAGCATCAATCTTCAGTTGTAAAGTCTGCATCGCTGCATCCTCTTCGGACAAATGAAAATCATCTCCAACTTTGTATTTGCTCTTAATAAGCATATCAACTTCCTTGCTGTTAAGGTTTGGGTGAGCAAGTGTGAATTGCGTTTTAATAGCAGATAAGTCGTCCATCTTGGATGGGTCGTAAGACTGATATAAATACCAATCTTCAGGAGACCGTCCTGTGGTTTTTACAAAGTCATTGATGGCTTTTACTCGTTCATCAATTTCGTATTGCGGAGCTGAATTAAACCCGTTGGTTATCTCGTCAAAAGAAGTGAACTTTTTACCAAGCTTTTCGCTCATGAAATTCACAACCTCTTGTTCGATATTAACTACGGGCGTATTTTGCGCTGGCGCATCTGGCTGAGCTGGAGCAGCGGGTGCTACTGGAGCTGCCTGACTTGCGGCTGGCGTGTTGGTTGTTTGTGTAGCATCTTTATTTTGAAACATTGACAACTGCGATGGGTCGTCAACCATTTTAAATTGAGATGCGGATGTTTCGATTGGAGTTTCCATTATATTTTATTTATACTGTTTGGTATTATACCTGTTAGTATCGTTATGCTAAAGTAGAGTCTAATGCGTTATTTTTCGGAAGGAATGCAAGAGACGGAGCTGCTTGGCAGTAGACTAAGAATGGGTCGCCTGCTGAGAGATAGTAAATATCAGCCTCAAGAGGTATTCCATATACAAGTTCTACGTTTGCCATTGTTGCACCGCCAAGATTATTCGCACCAATCTCAGTGATGGTACTTGAAGCAGCTGCACCAGCGGCATGATTGGTAAATGAAACAATCTTGAATGCGTTTGAAAACGGATATAGAATTACCTCAGCCGTATCATCATCCTCGTTGGTCACACCATCTTGAACATCACCAAGAAAACCATTGTAAGATGGTCGCTCTAAAACGAGTTCTGCATCCGAAGCATCAAACGATGCTACAATGTATATGCCGTTGTTTCTTTCATCAGCAGCATTGCGAATTTCAACAACGCTACCACGAATGATTTCAGCATCATCCATTGCGGTGAGAAGTTCAGTCTCACCCGACAGATACTTAATCTTAGTTGTTGTATCTAAGAATGCTGTTAATTGGTTGTTAGCGTCACTGTACTGCAATCCTAATCCAACACCTGCACGAGTCAACGCCTTCACGCCATCAAAAGCGAGTCCAGCAAAGAACTTCATGCCGCTCGTTAAATAGAGTGTATACGCTTGTCCCGAATGCGCTGCATTGTAATTATGCGGAGCACTCAAAGAAAAGGTATTTCCTATGTTTCCTCCTTTCGGCATATTATGCTTCTGTTCCTATTACAGCATACTCAACAACAACTCCAGAGCCAGAAGCATAGCATGATAAGTCTGCCGAGTTATCGCACGGGATAAAGGCAAAACCACCACCAGCAATTCTTGCTATAATTGGGTCATCCGTTCCTGTAGTTACGTAAACGTAAATCAAATCAGATACGGAAGAACTTGTGTTCTTAACGTACAGATAAGAAGGTGGAGTCCAATCAGCGGCTGTAAGCAGCACAACTTGACCTGATGACGTGCCCTTAGCTGTTGATGTAATCTTAGCTCGGGAAATACCAACAGCATGAGCTGCTGATATGGACGCTGAAACACTCATACTAAGTGAATCAGACACAAGGTCTGTGCTTGTTAGACTAAGCGTTGCGGTTACTGTTGCCATTTTCTATAAGTAATTTGTTGCAAATATACAAATATTTCATATTTATTTTTAGACCTCAATACCCCTTGAAGTGCAATAATCTACAAACCACCCGTTCGGATTGGCTTGAACCATCTCGCTGATAAGGTCGAGTTCGTCGAGTGCGATAATTTGGGCGTGGATGTGGCGCATTTTTTCCTCGTGGTCTATCACGTCCTGAATCTCATCGCTTGTGTACGGATGCTCCCCATTGTCATCGATGATTTTCGATTGACTTAAGTTCTGAATTATAAAGACTCGTTCCTCAGGTGTCAACTCAGCACCGTTCAAGTGGAGTGTTATCGTGCCGCATTGAATTGTTACCATTACTCTTGGAATATTAGGTTGAACATTGTTACGGTGGTTGATGTGGTGGATGCTGCGTGTACCCATCCAACGCTCATCAGGTCGCCACGTGTTGCAGCAACTTGATTTGTCGTATCTGAATATTCACCCGCTGCGCCTCCAGCAGGGATAGTTATTGACATGGTGTCGTTAACTCCATTTTTACGAACGGTCAATACAAGTGCGCCCGTTGCTGATTGGGTGGATAAAGTACGCAAGTACCAATCCTTGTAACGCCCCGCAAAACTGATTGATTGGCGTTGATTCTCGGTAGCTTGGAGCGTACCTGAGTAGCCAAACAAAAAGCTGTAACGGGTCAATCCTGCTGCGATAGTGCTGAACACAGCAGACGGTAATTGCTGCTTCATTCGCAGTACGTCTATGCCGAGCATCAAGAACGCCTTTGCACCCGATTCGAGAATTATCAATACGGGTATCTCGTGATGCGTTGGTGCTGTACTTGTCAATTCTCCAGCAGTTGTCGGGCTGAGATAGCATACCGTACCTGCTGCTGCAACTGGTACGCCCACATTGATATACCCTTGCATCGTCACGGTAAAGTTATCCACATCGGCAACGGCTGTTACTATTCCGATAGCCCGTGAGTTAGCCAGTCCACTTGCTTGTGCTTTGGCAAAAGCATTCGTGTTGGTTACCCGTATCACATCACCCACAACGAACCCGTGTCCCGTTTGATTAAATGATTCCTTGATTGAATAAGGGGACTCTATTTCAAAAGATACATTCATATTATATCCAAGTTACGTTAACTGTTACTGATGATTCAAAAGCCGCAACACTAACAGGGGTTTGCGCTACTCCATCTACACTTACGTTTATAGTGATATCAGGGATAATCCACTCTGAGCCAATCTTAGAACCACCGTTAGTTCCGTCTGTATCACGCACTGGAATATCATACGAATCCCCACCCTGAACCTCAATAAAGTCAACGCCATTAACAGTGATATCTGCAAAGGCTGTTTGGTCTTGAATAACAATAACGTTAGCTACTGTTACGATTATCCTTGGTGGGTTAATGGTTATTACTGGCATTATACAGTTACATCTTCGTTAATGACAAACAAGCCCTGAAGCCATGTGGTAACTTTAGTTCCCGATATCGCTTCTACATCATACACATAAGTATCTGCTGCAATAGCAGCCATCACAGAAGCTTGTATTGTAATTGTTAGAGCGCCTAATGATGTACCAGTTTTTGTTATTGACCCATCATCTATAATTATATTCCCGTCAGTATCGTTCTCCCTGACCTGCATCTTAAACGTATAGCTAGACAAATCAATAACAACACCATCACCATCCTTGACTGTGGATACCAATTGAAACGTATCACCCTTTCTACAGGTGATATCCCATCTGTTTGCGACATCAAGATTTACCTTAGCCATCTATTATTGTTGATATTAAGTCGTCTTTCTTTTCGGGAGGAGGAAGAGGTGACCCTTTTCCATTCCGCTGCTCTATCATTTGAGATTGAAGGGAGGCTTGCTTTTCTACACGGTCATCCTTGCGGTCTTCCTTCAGAACGTCAAGGCGCTCCTTAAATTCCTGCTCTGTTGATTTTGCCCCTAAGTATCCCGAAACTTTAATCATCTCGATTTCCTTCTTGAGCGGCTGCAATTTATTAGCGACAGCAACCTCAAGCTGAGCTTTTGCTTTCATCTTTTCAATCTCAAGCTGAGCTTCTATTTGAGCCAACTGAGCTTTAGATTGATTAATGGCAGCAGCGCCTTGAGCCTGAGCCTGAGACTGCGCTTGAAGCATTTGCATTGCTTCTTGTTGACGTGTTGCCATTCTTCGCTTCCTCCTAATCATAAGAAGTCGCTGAGCTTGGTCTATATCTTTTAATTGCCTAATTGCCAAAGCATCCTCCAAGTCTAACTCCTTCTGAGCTAACGACTGTTGGATGTTATTCTCTAAAACAAGTTTATCCTCAACGCTCATTTCCTGAACTACCTGAACGCCAAAATTATACATAGGCAAATCCTTAAATGAGCTAAGAACCTGCATATTGTATTTACCAATAGCCTTCTCGTAAACGGAGTAAAGCACTGAGTTTACAGGAATAATTTGTAGGCACTTGACAATATCTTCGCATACTCGCCTGAATAAAACAATGGATGCGTTAGTGATATCGTATAGAGCATTGTTTCCAGCGGCAATAGCTTGTTGTTGTACGCCCACAAGAGCTTCTCCTTTAGGAGTTGAAGCATCAATCGCCTCGTTAATTCCCGTAGCGTCACGTATCATGTTTAGATAGTGGTTATACAAACCAACAAGCTGCTCAATATTTCTAATGCTGTTCGATATCTCTCTGATTGGTGGGTTTTGGTGTCCACCCTCTGGGTTTTTACTTCTGTAGTAGAAGATACCAGACTGCTCGTATATATCTTGGATTTGCAGCGGCTGCAATTCACCGCCCTTTCCAAGCTGAACATTCTCAAGTCCCTCAATATCTATTACTAAACCATCAGGCTTCGACTTAGCGACAGCTTGTTGAATCTTTAAGTGGATTAATTGAAGTTGGTCAGCAAAACCCTTAATAGAACCGACCATTGATTTAGGCATCATTCTGCGGAGATTCGTACAGACAGCGCTGTAAGACATTCTCGCTCTTGTGATGTCATGGATGTTACGGGGAATATTTTTCTTGATACCGTAATCAAATATCAAGTTACTATCCAAAACATAAGTGCCACCATAAATCGTTGTGACAGTCATGCAATGAGGTTCTCGAGCGTAGATGCTATTTGGCTTTTCGATGTACTCACCACCCTTATAGTAGTAGCCAACATTGCCGAATCTGCTCTGCTTCTTTTCGTAGTAAACCTTATCAATAGAGACAAATTCGAAGTCAAGAACGTCAACCAAGAAGTCGTCGTACCCGAACCAATATCGCCCTGCTGTTTGGTCGTATTTCTTTAGGTTAAAGTTAGCGGCATTATTGCCCCACTTACCCTGAACCTGCTTAGCTAACTTCTCGTACTGCTCTTCTTTTATCTCCTCACCAGCCCTTCGCTTTAACTCCTGAATAGATATCCTTTCCACATGACCAGCATAAACAATATCTGCCATGTTAGGGTCTTCGGTAAAGGAATGAAGAAACATTGATGGGTCAACATACTTGGTGACAATGCCGTAATTAGGGTCGTTACTCCTCTTTACAACAGCCATCCCAAGGTTGGTTAAGTCTTCTACGTTCCTGCGGTAAATAGCTTGGTCAAAATCATTCCACTCAAGCGTTAAGGCAATACCTAACTGAGCGGATATTTCAGCGCTTGTCTTAATGTTTTGCCCTTCAAATATTTCAGCCTCTTCTGTTGAATCGGGCAGGATGTCTGGGTCAATCTCTGTTTGCAGCCCCAAAGCTTTAGCGTCTTGGAAGGTGGCTTTATTCTCAATGGCAACCTCAATCTTTGCCTTACTCTCCTCTTTCTCGTCTCTTGATAAAGGGTCAATTGCCTCAATATTCGGGTAAGGTTTACGAGACAAAATTCGGTTTACTACCACCTTAACAAACTTAGGCACAATAGGTACTGGAGTCCAGTCCAAGTTTAATAGTGTGCCATCAGCAGAGTCTGGGTTCATTGAGTTTAAGATTTGCTTGTAGATGGAAGTGTCTTGTCTTCCGTAAGCATAATCTCTGTTTGTTTCAAACTCCACCATCCTTCTACTAAAGAGAGATGATGAATCCTCAGAACTACCCCATTGCCCTTCGATACCTTTAGCGTACTTCAGTCCATATTCAAGACTAAGCTTCGCCTCTTGTTGAGCAAAAGGGTCTGGAAAGTTTCCGTAGTTTTGCGTATTGCTCACGCTTATGTTTTTAGTGGAGTTGCTTTATCAACTATAATAACGGCAAATATACTAATTTCTAATGGGAGTTGATAAGCCGTTGGAGTTGTTCTTGTAGGTTCTGAAAAACACTTTCTCATTAAAGTCGCTCTTAGGCTTAGTCTTTTTAAAATCCTGAGCAGCAAGTAAAGCCAGACCTGACGAGATGGTTAAGTCATACTTAGTTCGGTTATCTATCTTATATCCAATCCAATCCTCGAGCGTCCTGTTGAATACCATATCACCCATCTCTCCAGTTTCTTGATTAACTCCAATGTGATTAAATATGTAGTCTTCAATAGCTTGAGCATGAGCCTGAATAACGTCTGTTGAATTGGACGGCACACCTTTTGTCTTGACTGAAGATATTGACCCATGCACTTTTAAATGGTCAGGTCTGTCCATCACGTACTCATCATATCCACGCTCCTCAAAGTACCTCACAATACCGTACTTGTTGTTTTCTATGAGTAGGGGGTAGCCAAAAAATACACAAGCCATCAGCACGTCTTCGTAGAAAATCTTAGCCAATGGTGGTCTTGACTTATACTCAGCGACAAATTTGTTTGACGGGAATTCTGGATTAAACTTATTAAACAAATGGCAAGCGCCCTTTGACCCCCTTCCATCCACAGTAGCATCTAAGTCGTAGCTATCCACTCCTCCACGTCCTATATGTGCATTTGGAGGAATAAGTTTGCCGTGCCTGTTGGTTTTCTTTACATTCCTCAACTCCTTTGGAGGCATCCACGCAAGTCTCCATCTACCGTTTTCCATAGGAGTGAACACCACCTCGGAGTCCATTATACCGCCAGCCCAAGTGAAATTACCAACAACTACTGGGTCGGGATACAGGTTGTTATTATTGTCAATCTGTTGATAGATTTTGCCAACATCAAAATGACTACCCTCTACCGATTCTCTGACGGCTTCTTCAATAGTGAATGGAAACTGACGAGTAAGCTCATTTAGTTTTTTTGCGTTGTGCTCGTTGGCTTTTCTTTCATTCCTTAAGAATGTTTTAGCGCCAACAGAAACATAATCACCATCAATAGTTTTAACTGGCTTTAGTGGGTCTTCAACAATAGCATTACCGTACTCATCGAAGAAACCTTCAAAGGCTTCGTATGCTGGAACAAACAAAGCATACAGCCCTGATTGCGTTCTGCCGTTGTCATCTCTATCCCTTGGGTCAGACTCCTCTATCAAGCTCTTATATTCTCTTCCGCCCTTATCCATAGGATTGACTGTCGAGCCTACCATAGCTTTACCTACAACTTTTCTACCAACTATGAGGCAAGTCTTCTGTATTCTCCATGCTTCATTTATGTCTGTTGGCTTCTCCCACTTACCAGCCTCATCAAGATAAAGCCGATAGACCTTCTCACCATCATAAGCGTTATTAACTGTATTCTTCCAATTGATGATTGTGTTTAGAGCGTCATCTGAGCTGGATGTTTTATTGTCTTTTGTGATTCGTTTTGATGGTTCACGAAAAGCTAATTCCATCCTTGGGTTTGTAGTACCGTCCTGAATTGGCTTAAAGAAGAATGGGTAGCCTCTATACATAGGCACGACCTTCTTCATAAAGATATTCTCCTGAGCATCTTTACCTGTCTTGGATTGAATACCAAGAAGCTTTTCTGCAACTTGAGTTCCTTCATCAACCAAAACACCTGAGCACACGTTGGTGTATCCGCTCCTTCGGCATTTAGTAAAGAGTTGTCCCAAGCATCTCGGGTCAACAAAACAAGCCTTCATGTGAATGGCAATCTTTCTTTGGAAGGCGTAATAACTGGGGTATCCTATATCAAACTTACTCCACTGAAGAATCATATAGTGACTCCCTGTGATGTACGTTGCTTCACCGTTATTATAAAACCAAACGCCATTCCTCCTCCTCTCAAATTCTTTCTCAATAAACGGAGTGTACCTTTTCTTAAACTCTAATGGCATTGCTAACCATTCATCCATAGAGCGAATCTTAGATATCTCTTTCGGAACTGGCAAGCGAGACCACATTTGTTCAGCTTGGGGCTTGTCGTGAAAAAGAATTTGCTCTTTCTTAGGTTGCTTAGGAAGCATTATCGGCAGGTGGTCAATGACAATTATATCTCCCTCCGTACCGTCTGGACAGATTTTAATTACTTGGTCATGATACCCATCTACAGATATAAGCATACCTTACGTTTTTCTTGCGTGCTTCTCAGCAAAACCAGCGCCAAAATCCTTCTCCTCTCCAATCGTTCCATTCTCATCTATATCCCTAACCATATCCATTAGCTTTTGACGCTCCAAAATTAATCGGGTACAGTCAATTGCTGTTTCAGTGACGGCTTTTAATTCCGCCTTTCTCGCAGCACCAGATAAGCTTGCATCAGGAACTTTCTCGACCTCAAGAGTCATGTTCTTTATCGCTTCCTCAATAGCATTAGCAAGAGCTATGGAAGCGTCCCGAGTAGAGTAATCACTAAGCTTTTTCGACATGGCTGATATCCCCCGCTTTCATTCTATAAACAACCTCGCCATTATCGAGCGTCATCTTGTAGTCGGAATTCTTATCAAAGCCAACCACATCGCCAACCTCAACGCCATACTCTTCTAATTCCCTATTAATCTTGTAGACTATTGCTCGTCTTCCGTCTTTCTTTTTTACAACATCAGGAATAACAATCCCAGATGCGGTAACAGATTCTCCAGTTTCCTCTGGAATTGGCTGCATGAAAATCCAATCAGACAACATTCCGAGTTCGCCAGTTTGCTTATCTCGATATGCGATAGCCTGACCAAGATACCCATTCTTATCATCGTACAATACGCAGTACTGATTGTCCCCAAGGCTAAGCGCCTTATTTTCTGTTACGTGATGATGGAAGAATAGTGTGTCTCCAGCTTTAACTGGATTGGGAATCCTTACAGGAGATGATACTACCTCACCGTAGCATATCCTATGTTCAAACGGATTGTACTTAGGGTCAATAAAGATTTCAGCGTCTCCCGATTTAATGCTGTCATTGTGGGTTTTCTCTACCCTTACGATAAAATGGTTTAACGAATTCATTGGATTGTATTTGATTGATTTGCATTGCTACTATTTATCGAAATCACAGTCAAGCTCAACGATGCACGGACAGTTCTCTACAATCTTCCAAAGCACTGTGGCATTGTTCTCCTGTATATAAACAAGATACCTCTTGATGCCGTAAGTGTCAAAGGTTTCGTCATCATAAACAATTTCCGAAACAACACCCGTCTTTCCAGCGTTAGTTCCAACCATGTAAGCCATCCCATCCTTGGGGTTAGTGCCTACTATCAGTTTTCTTATAATCATCCTTTAGTTACTATTAAAGTTATAATCAATATTAAATCTCTTATCCATCTTACTGGCATCTACATAAATAGAAAAGCCAGCGTCAAACAAACGATTAAGAATTCCTTCGCTCTTAGCGTTTGATATAATGTAAGCGTTCTCATCAAGATGGCACACGAGGCAAAATGTGATGCTGCCATCCAAGTTATTGTCGGCAACTATATCCTGAGCTTCCTCCCTGAATCGAACAAGGAGCTTAGCAAGAGCCTCGTTCTTATTCACATTAAGTGCCTATAGTTGTTGGTGTTACTGGTGTGCCGCTTGTTGTGAGGGCAGCAGAAACAAGCCACCCGTTACTGTCGTACGCCACAAGCTCGATTGTGTCGCCAGCTAATCCGCCAGTTGCGGTTGCGTTGCTGTCAATGGTCAATGTATCGTAACTTGCCTCAGTTGTGCTGGCTGTTGCCCTTGCTACTATCTGTGTTTGCGTATTGGTGTCAGTAGTTGAAGACAGATGAACCTTACCGTAGAAATACCTATCTTGGGAAGAGCCGCCTTGGTCATCAGTCACGATAGTGAAAGCTGTAGTTGAGGAAACATCTATCTTAATAGTGAACTTCATTCCAGCTACTGGCTGCGGAAGTCTAACGACACCACCAGCTAATGAGTTGGCATCAATAAGTATTGTCTTGCCAGCGTCAGTTGTAGCTAACGTTGCGGTTGATGTAATAAGCATAACAGCTGGAGCTGCTGCCTTTATAAGTATTGTCTCCCCGCTCTTAATAACAGAAGCTCCCTCTGTGCCAACGAACTGAACGGATGTCGAGCCTCCAAATCCATTATCAACCTGAAGTGTCGGATTAACACTTCCAGACACAGAAAGCTTTGATGGCTTTATATTTGGAAACTCCCTTACTCCGACCTCTCCTGTTTGATTATCCAACACAAGAGCCTTGGAACTACCAAGGCTTGAGGCATTATTAATGAACAGCTTTTTTACGTATGCTGCTATAGGAGATAAGGCAAGCCCAGTAGCGCCACCATCCCCGTCAGTAACATCCTTCTTATCAATCTGAGTGTTGTCTAAGATGAGAATCTGCTTATAGCCGTCCTTTATTTTCTTTCCTTTTAGGCTCATTATTATGAGTATATTTGTACTGATGCAAATATAGTTAATAATGAAGATACCTAAACAACCGTTGCCTAATGGCGAGAAACGCTACAGGGAGTTCTGCTTAGTTCCAAGGATTTCAATATTAAGAAACTACATGAAAAACGTGGATGTGGCGCTGCGTGATGTGAAATCAAAGTACGACATAAAGGAAGCTCACGTTTGGTTTATTTGCTTTTATTACGACCACGAGTTCTTTACACGCAAGCACATAATGGATACTACTGGTAGGACTTATTACCAGATGGATAATCTAATCAAAGAGATAAACAGAAATGGACTTATAACAAAAGTCTACACCAAGGACGACATGATAGAAAATTTGAGTGAGGGTCTGTTCTACAAGGAGATGAGGCATAAATACAGAATCCGATACGGACTAACTCCTAAAGCCAGAAGAATAGTAGAGGAATTTTACGATAAGGTTGAGTGTAAAAAAGCAACGGAAGATATTACTCCTCGTCTTCCGATAAGGGTTCAGCCTTTGAGTTAAGCAACTTTCTCTCCCTCCTTGTTTTTAGCGCCTTCTCTGAATTGAACCAAATCATTGTTAAAGCAACAGCACAACCAAGAACCCAAGTAATCACACCTCGGTCTATAATCATAGCAACTATGGAGGCTAATGTGAATGAGTTCATAATAAAAACATCTATAGCTATGCCAAGTTTCTGCTCGAGTATCTGCTGCATTTTAAGCCTGATATGATATTAGTAAGTACAAATAGACAAAAGCAACAGCAGCAACAACCAATAGGGCTACCGTCATCAATGACAGTAACGCTATGATTACAGGGTTGTTATCATTATTGTTAAGCTGCACCGAAATAAAAGTTGCTTGGAGTTTATAATAATTCTATCTTTACGCAAAGATAGCACAACAGAATTAATTATTAATCACCCACAATAATACAATTCCACCATCGTTTTACAATAAAGAAAAACATGAAGAGGGTAATAATTGCAGCGGCTTTAATCATTAATTCATTGATTGCCGTATCTCAAAAGGAACTGCTTCAGACGGTGCTTGTTGTTGGAGACGAGGACAGTACTTGGGAGGCTTGGTTCTTAAGTGTATCAGAGGGAGACCCTATTTGGGTTCTTGTTCCAGAGCTATCCATTCAGGATACTCAGGGCGGCTCTGAGATTTATGCTGTTGGTGGTTTTAAGTACGTGCACAAAAAGATTAGCGACCCATCCTTTAGGCAAGAGGTTTACGTTTACTGCTCAAAGCAAATGGATGATGCATTATTTGTTATACCTGAGTGCGATATAACAATCATCAAAGACCACGAGGTTATTTACGGATGCCCCAACACTGTTGTTGGCATTCAGAAGATGTAGTCGGGTAGACTATTTTGGTTAATTAGTGAGTAGAGAGGGGAAGTGTTTGCTTCCCCTTTTTTATTGCTTATTAGAGTACTTAATATTGAACAGCTGCTGAGGGGATGTACCGTACCTCTCCTTATTCTTTCCAATAGGTTGTTCAGCTCCTGTCGTTTCTTTTGGTACAAAACCAGGGATAATCATATCAAGCCCATCTTTTGTTGGGTCAATGTATTCAGCAAGCATTGATAAGTCACCAGTCCTCACAGCCTCAGTTACACCACTCCTTGCCATCGTCGTCTCCTTATGTTCTCCAACCAAACCCGTACCATCTGGCGTTATGAGGATTCTGTTTTCGTTTAGATACCTGAATAATGCTTCGGGATTGACGTTCTCAGTATAACGCCCACTCCTTTGACTTTGAAGCTGCATGAGCTTACCGTCTACTACCTTAAATTTAGGTAGTTCGGGGTCAGCTGAATACTCCTCGCCCATCTCAACCTCTTGAGTCTCTGGCATTTCGCCTCCTTCTTCCATCCTGCCGCCTTGGGCTAAGTAGTTAAAAAGCCTACCACCACCGTTGTATTTTCTAATAATCATACCTTTTTCTTTTGTAATGACAAATATACAAAAAAACCGCCACACACATTTCTGTACATGACGGGATAATAAAACCTGCCACTAAGAAGTTAGGCTTGCTTACTTTTTGAAATGTACAGCAGTGGGTAATGCAGCCAACATATCTCTCCAGTAAAATCTATAGATGTTGGTATCTATTTTTCGAATAAACCTTACATCAGCGGGGTCTTTTACCCACCAGTAATTACTGCGGTCTATTGGCTTGTCGTTATACCCATGAATTTCCCCATCCTTATCAACAGCGATAAACATAGATTCACCTATCTCTTCAGTAGACAATAAGTCATTCAAAATGAAATCCATATCAATCTCAATTGGTTGGTTACCAATAATCTCTTTGGAATCTCCAAATAGCTCACACATATCTGGAGCTATCTTGCAATTAGACAGCTCTTGTTCTAACTCCCAATCTCGCATTTCTTGTAGCGAAACAAGCGTTTCTGACCAATGGATAGATTCTGGTAACTCTACGAAGGATATCAATGCCCCTAACGAATCCCATCTTTCGATTTCCTCATCTAAGAATGGCTTGTTTTTATATGCAAAAGCAACAAAATTAGCTACACCCCTTTCGATTGCAATCCAATTAAAATCAGACCACTTGTCTGTACTTGGTAAAAGCTTATACAGCTCGCTACGGTCAGGAAGTGAACCTACATTACTAAGACCATTATACGCATCAGCTTGAGTGGGAGTGAAGATAATTGGATATTCGTAAATCTGAGCAGGCGCTGCCGATTTATCTTTCAACCTCTCAAGCTCGCTCTCACGCAACTTGTTTGTAAGCGCTATTAACTCACCAAGCATTTTACTATTATCTTGAGCTAATAACTTGTTGGTTTTGATTGCTCGAGAATGGTTTTGCTGCTGCCAATAAATTCCTTGAGTCATAATAGCAACTTTACTCCTGATAGTTATCAACCTACTGATAGCGGCTGCGGCAATAATTCCCAATGCGAAATTAAGAACCATTGAAATGATGAGAATTAACTCTGATACTTGCACTGTGTTCATGATATTTAGTTTAATTATCTCCGTACTCATCTGAAAATACTCTGTCGATTAACTCAAATAGATATCCCTGTGTTAGATGGAAATCTGGCTTTGACTCAGCTATATTCCTCAACACTTCAATCAGCTTTTGGAAGTATGCTATATCAACTCCAATTAGCTGCTCTTCAAGAACGTCGATATCAGATAGGTCAAGAGCGCTCACTTGATACATAATCTTTAAGTGCTCTCCAGCGGTGATTGTCCATCCACGACTCACAAACTTCTTCGCTCTGAGAATAGAGGTTAGCGGGTACAAACTACCAATATACTTCAGTTCTTTCATAATAAGCGACTCAAGTGCTGGTTGATTAATGATGAGTTTATCATTCTTGTAGTCATACACATTGGTTGCGTGGACGAAGTCATAGTTCTTATGAATCTCATCAGGCTCACCGTGAAAGCGCATAACAATCTGAAGCTTATCAGAGAGTGTAATTGAATTGGGCGTGATACACAAAAGTCGGAATGGAGTTTCATCCTCGGGCTTGTAATCAAACCTACGAATACCCTCATAGATAAATACCTTTAATCTGTCGGATTCAATATTGCGTATCTGACGGGAGAACGAGCCATTTCCAAGCATACTATCAGGTACAAGCCAATAGCTACCGTCAATTAAACCTACAAGATTTGCTGACACAACACTATCGTAGTCACTCATATTCGGGGTATACTCAACAAGCCTCCCGTTATTAGCTTTCTTGATGTAGTAATGGAGCACAGCCTTTAATGATTGCTTATCCCTGAAGTATATATCAAAATCATTGACATCTTCCTTGAGGAACATACTGGCAATAGAACCGCCAGTGATGAATGCTCCATCTTTAATTGCTTTAGCGGTGGTTGGGTCATCAATAGATGAAATCCATCTATCCATAATGTCACGACACACCTTCTTGATTGTCTTGATTTTCATTGTATTTGTTTTAATTGTATTTTTGCAGAATGGATGTTAAGTATAACAACGGAGGAGCTTCATCTTTAGTATCGAAGGCAGCTTAAAAAAACAGACTTAGCTGTTTCGTACTTTGATGGAGAGGTTATGGTTAATAGTAAATCCCCATCCATCAATCAAGGGTTGCTTGCCGACAATGAGATTCTTGTACCACTCGGTTCTGAGTTTGAACTCTTGGCTGGTAAGCAAAAAGTTAAAATTAATTAATCCAGCATACATATCTCCATAAGTCTTGAATGGTAAGCAAGCTCAAGCCTATCGTTTACACTTTTAAACTTCTTGTCACACAATAAGAGATACGCTGTAGCTGAGTCTGTTATCTCGGATAGTGAAATCTTATCCTGTCTAAATTCAAGTTTGATGAGCTTTTTGATAAGGTTTATCGTTTTCATTTTTTTAACTTATAACTCATTAACGGGGTTATTACCGTAGTATTATGTTACGGTTCAATACTTTTTACCGTGCTTGTACCCTCGGGTTGCATTGTACCGCATCTTAACTTTGATGTGATTCTCAAGGTCAATACCTTTGTAAGCGGCTAAATCCATAACTCTGATCACGATGTCTGCGAGTTCATCCTCGAAGGTATCCTTAATGTGATCTCCAAAGGACTCTATGAAGTTACCATCAAAAGGTACGGCATTTACCTGTATAGCATTAGCTGTTGCGTATATCCCTCTCCTGTCGGCTTCCAAGGCTTCAGATACCTCAGAGTGGATCAGACAAAGTATTTCACCGATGTTCTTCGGTTGTTCGTAAAAACCCTTAGCCACTGCGTTTGCGTGGACTTCTGCTGCTAATTTGTTTATCATTTGATTCTTATTTAATTGGTTCTGCTGGTGTGGCGAATGTTCCATCCTCAAGCATAAGGAAAGCCCAGTTCTTATACTGAATATCTTCCCCATTCT